TGGGTTTATTATATCCACAGGCAGTTTCATGTAGTAGACATTATCATTGAACCCAAACCACAGCCTGTAGTTTTCATTGACATCTGAGTAGGCATTGGATACGTGCATAGCGTCTATCCTGCGTCCCGCTGTATCTGCTACCCACTTCGCCTCCCATCCGAGTTCGTTGTACCCAAGGATACTGCTGTATCCAGCACCTGAGTCGATCACAGGTGAACCGTGTCCCGACATCCCTGCACCACGCCACTGGTACGGCACACTGTCAGAAGATGTTATGTTCGGTGCGGTGGTAGCATCCACCCCCACCAGCAATTCGTTATGAGTTCCCTCTGTAAGCATAATAGTCCCACGGTTTGACTCCGGTAAACCATCGTCACGGTCAGGACCAACAACCGTCAGTACCGCTGAGTTGGCACCGTTAACGTACCTGTACAGCCCAAGACCAGATGGAAAGTATATGGAATCCCTCCACCTTTCAGTCCCCTTGCCTCCATGCGGATGAAACGGGAACTCTACCTCTGTCTTTACAAAACGTGAATTGGCTGCATCATGTGCGAAAAGCCCCTTCTTGGTAGCTGCATAGAGGATTGGCTCCCCTGACGCATCTCTGGCTACAAATAAGCCCGTTACATACCCGTCAGGGAGAGGGAGCTTGGCATCATCTACGGCAGTACCGTCATCATCAGATATAGTCAGTGCATACCAGAGTTGACCGCCATGAGATATACCCCATAACCTATTGTCCCAACTTGCTAAATACTTAGTAGCTTTATTTGTGTCCGGCTTATCCCACACTCCGTTATTAGTTCCGTCATAGCTAGGGTATCTGGCAAAAGACCATGTACTTCCAGTAGAATCGTAATGAGCAAATATCAGCCATGTAACATTGGAGGTATCTGTATAGCTTAGAGAATCTGTAACTTGTATCTCTATTCCCTCAAGCCCTGTATCACTAGCATGTGCACCTATTACAGCATCTTCAGACCTGCCGTCCCACCAGTAATCAGATGTGTTGTTATATACATATAGTTTTGAGTTGTTTCCTGCCGAATCGTTCCACACAGCATATATCTTGTCACCGTGCTCATTGATGGCTGCAATACCAGTGCCACCGCCTGCCTTGGCAAGACCGTGACCTATGGTATCTGTCTGATTAGCCAGGTTGCCCAGTACCAAATGGTTCTTATACCGTAGCTGACAGTCACTCCACCACGCACGGTTGACATCTCCACCCGACTCCATGCGGTCTATTCCTATACCGCCTCTCCAGTCGGACCATGCTATGACGGAAGACCGTAACTGGGAATCCTTGCTGGTATCTCCGATAACTACTTTTGAGGGATATAAACTTGCAAGCACACTTTGAACGGGTCTCATTAAGGGATAGTAGACCCCGTTCAGGCTAATCTCATTCGGGCTTTCTACCCGTGCTGGCATTATTCCACCAACCGTACATTAGTTAATAGCGGCAAAGACTTCTTGGAAGCATTAGCCATGCCAAACCAGAACCCTGCCTGGCTACGCCTCTGGTCAGGGTCAGTCCCTGATCCTCCTGAGTTAGCCGCATACGCCCTGGCAGTAGCCGCTGCTATCAAATACCTTTCGCTTACCTCAGAGGTGTCTGTGTCTGCGGTAAGCAGGGCAGGCTTATCACCGCCCCTTATCTTGAGTAAGCTGTACCGTGCTACGTTGTGTACATAGCTATCGAATACAACATCTTTAGCTTCCTTATCAATTCGCCAGACATTTCTGGGTATCTTGACCCAGTTAGCTGAATCATTCTTAACTGCACTTATATCATCTATCCAGACAGTACATGCTCCAAGGTCAGAGTCATACTCCAGACCTACGGATACAATCGCCGTGTCACTCTCCGGGTTGGATAACGCCATACGGACAAATGTCCACGTGTCTGCTGACAGGGCAGGTATGCTCAGACTCTCAAGGTCGTTACCGTCTGCTGTTACCGTACCGTTATCAAGGTGCAGCTTTAGATTACCTGCACTTGTAGCTACCGTACTCTTTACCCACATCTCTATGTAGTCATGCCCGGATATGTCAGTGCTTGTAATGCTGTCAGTTATGAAGTCACCCGCACTGGCACCTGCCGCTATTGTCAATTTGAGACTCTGAGTACCCTGCTTTTTGTCCTTGGTATCTAGTGCCTGGGTGAAGTCAGAGTCGGTAGTCTCGTCAAATGTCGAAGCACAGGAATGCAGCCTCTTGGCATCCACGCTGTCCCGGTAGGAGATATCCTGTATCATGGAGATCCCTGAAGGGACATCGAACCTTTGAGTGTATCCGTCTGTATGAAAAGACAGGTTTTCTACCGGGTCCCATGCATGTCCCGTACATTCAAGAATCGCCTGGTTTATAAAATCATTGATTACTGTTGGGCTAAACTCATCATCCCATAACTCATACGTATCACTGGTAGCAGAGGCATTCGCAACCGCTGGAGATAGCGTTAACGTAGTGCTTGACGATGTATAGTCTGATGCCCTTGTAGTCTCTACTGTGCTTGCAGAAGCGTCATTGAAAATAACCCACTTACCATTGTGGTTATCGTCTGCCCCAATAAGGGTGTTGTCTACTATAGTGGTGGTTGAACCATTGCCACTAGCCGATGATACATATACAGCACCTAGATTGTAACCAACAGACTGACGTAACTGAGCACGGGTTCTTCCTTGAATAACTGCCATACCAGTACTCCGTGAATATTAATATTTTTTGGAACGCCCCATCTTCTTGCCAGTTTTCTTGGCATGCCTCTTGGCTGCTGCCTTGCCCTTTGCTGTGTAGGCAAATTTCTTTTTCCCTACTTTAGGCATATGAGTCTCCTTAGCTTTCTTCGGGCGTTAACTCAGCAATCTTCGCCTCTAGTTCTGATATAGTTCTTACTAGTGCGGCTTGCTGAACCTGGAGGTTAGTTACCTCATTTATTTTTGCCCTTAGAACCTCTGAAAGGTCTTGTTCCGTTATTTGTACGTCTGTGCCTGCCATTTTTAACTCTCCCTATCCCTGGAAAATGAACTAGTCCCGTAGAACTCTCCGCTCGTTTCATTCTGTTTTTCCTAATATCGTTAAGTATACTACCTATTTCCTTACGTTGGTCAGGGGTTGGTGCAGGCTTATGTTCCTTCTGCCTGACCTCTACCAGCCACCTGTCCACCGCACTGGATATCATGTCCTCAAGATGAGCCTGGGATGTATCATCATCTATCAGTATACAAAACTTATGCCTCTTGCCGGTAACAGGGTCATGCACCTTAAAAACGTGCTGCTGGACCACGCCACCAGTTTCAGCATTATGTCCCGCAGGGGTAACGGTATGACCCGCCACCCCTTCAGGAGTCCAAAGTTCGCTTACCATTAATGAAGGTTCATCAGGAACACGGTATGGAACTCGTTGTCCACACCAGCTTTACCGTGGAGCCTGCCCAATGCAGGAGTCGTATCAGCAGCTACAGCCAGAAGCTGGCCTGCGTGATTTGAACTTGCACCTACAAGCGTACCAACTGCCGGGGTTCCGTCTATTTTGACAGAAGCCATTCCCGATACCTGTACCCAGCCGAAGTAATCGGCCTCAAGGTCTGCACATGTAACTCCAACGAATCGACCTGCAACGGCTGCGGGAGCAACAACGATGTCCTTGTAAGGACTCTTGATAAGACCCACGGTATCCGTACCCGCTGTGATAGCAGTCTGGAATCCGTCCGGCTCATCTATTGTGATTGTTCCTGTTGCACTCTGTGCTATAGCCGCATGAGACTTAATCTTGTACATCTCGTGTGGAGTTGTAGAAGCTAAGTTGGAAAATAGAAATCCCTCTGCATAAAGGTTCTTTGCTGCGGCAGTAGCCCCAAGGGTAACACCGATAGTAGTTCCACCAGCAGAACCGCTGGTTGCTACCACCAAGTCTTCATCGTGGTTTCCTGCCGGAGCCTCACTGGCTACAACCAGTCCTTCTCCAACAGCAGTTCCACCATTTTCCACGTAACGGAATACTCTTCCGTCAGGGAGTGCCATCGTGGCACCATAAATCTGTTTCTTGGCTGATGTGGTCTGTTTTTCAAAACCATACCTGCCGCTTTGAATTGCACTAAAAGACATTCTTAAACCTCCTTCAAGGTTATTTACAGGTTCTATGCCCTGCGATAAGCCGATACTATATTACACCTGCCACGACCTCGGCCTATCTTTACAGCCGTGACAAATGACTATTATTTATGTGCTTTTGAATGAGCACGTAATGCAGACAATGCACCAGCCTTTGAAGAACTGGTTGTAAAGTAACTGCATTTTGAACACTTTAGTTTCACTAACTGGGAATCATCTTCTTCCTCAGTTACAGTAGCAGCCTGGCTTTTTGGTTTGCCATCGGCACACCACCTACAGACACACGTATCATTGGGAAGATAAGGCAGCATCCCCAACTTTGCCTTCCTGGCAACGTAGTCGGGGTTTCCGGGTAATCCCTTCACTGCTGTACCGGCAGGACTTATGATCTCACCATTTGTAGACATCTTAGCCGCATGTCGGTACAAGGTTATCTTGGGCTGCCATTCATCAATGTACTCCCAAGAATACCCCTGCCCCACTAATTCTTCCCTGAGTTCAGTGCGTTCTCTAGTTGTTAGTGCCATTACTATTTAACTCCCTACTACGAGGTTGCAGGCGTACCAGCGTCGAGTGTTAGTGCTGCTCCCTTGGAATCATCAAGCTCAAACACGCCGTAATCAGCGGTTATAACAAGCTCGGTGGCTCGGAGAGAAGCGTCACGTTCACGCTCTGTGCGGGTATCAACAGACTTGAGAACTGCAAGAGCACTCTTGTCTGCAATTACGCCTATAGCGTCATCGTCACTGTCTATTGAGATGTTCCCATCCTCAAAAATAGGTACTCCGTTAAGCGGCCTTAGACCACTGAAGAAGTTACCAAGCAAGTCCTCTGTCCATCCCTTTGGTACAGGGTAGGTAGTCGATGCTGTCACTGCTGTGTTAGCAACGTCCCACACTGCGAATGGGTGATGGTTTATATAAACCTGCGATCCAAACTTATTTCCCTTGGCATACGCTACGGCTGCGGATACATTAGCAAGGCTCATGGTCCGACCAGCAGAACCGAGGTCAGTGCCGAAGCCACTGTACAACGCAACTACGTCTTCGTCCTTCTTCCTTGCCATGCCGTCACCAAGCTGTCTGCCTACTATGCTGAACACGTTATCAGAAGATTGCTTGACTAACTTGTCAGTCAGTATAACTTTCGCACCAACCTCACTAGCCGTGAGATCTACGGTGGTCATACCGATATCCTCTTCATCGACGATGTCCACTCCATCCTGGAGATTGGACATACTCATCTGTCCAACTTTAGGAACGGTTACCTGCTTCTCACCCTTACCGAGATTGAAGCTCTCTATCAACGCCATTGCTGGTGCATTATGCTCTTCCGTATAACGGGAAGCCGCAATGATTATCTTCTGGGCATTTTCCAAATTACCCGTTGTTGAAGTCTGGGCCATAATAAAATCCTCCTATGGTTATCCTAGTCCTGCTGCTCTTTTAGCCGCCGCTTCTGCTTGCGGCGATCTGTCACCACTGTTGTATCTATCGAGCCAGCTTCCCTCATTGGCAGCTACTTCAGGACTGCCCTGACTATTATCAAGTGCCTGTGCGGGAACTCGTGCCTGCTTGAATTCAGCAAGTTCCGCATCCCTCTGTTTACTATGAGATAGATTTTTAGCGGCACTCTCCATTGAATTTGGATCATTATATGATCTGAGTGTTGCTAAATCATCTATGCTTAGATTATATTTCTTTACAAATGACTCCGCTGCTATTTGCTGCCCCTGCAAATGCTGACCGTACTGCTCTGCCTGCTGCATAAGCCTCTGCTGCTGTTCCTGGGTCTGCATGTAATAGTTAGCGTACTGATCTGCGTGTTCGGGCAAGTAACCCTGTGCTTCCAACTGTGACTTGTAATTATCCCTCTGGGTCTGCAACGCCGCCCTCTGCTGTACTTGTGCGTACTGGGCAGCATCCTGCTGCATCTTGGTTATCTGCTCTGGACTATACTGCGGAACAGGTGCTTGAGGAGTCTGTTGATCCGTAGCACCAAAAGGAAGACCCGAAGCAGGGGCAGGAGCACTAGAAGCTGCTTCAGGAGCAGGAGTTGTATCCGTATCTCCCGTAGTAGCTGTCTGCTCTGCCTGTGGTTCCGTGACCTCAGATGTAGTTTCCTGTTGCGGAGCAACCTCTGCCGTAGGCCCCGTATCAACAGTATCCGTAGTAGCCGATGTATCCGTAGAAACCTGTGCCGATTCTTCGTTTACGTTATCCGTTACCATAATCTCTCCCATTTACTAATTTCACAAAGATTATCCACAATATATAGTAGTTGTCAAGGTACATACTACAATCACGAGCCTAAATTCCTCATCCTGTGAGACCATGATCCCGTGTTTTTTGGTTTTGCAGGAACGCTGACATATCCATATTTCATAAGTACCGCATCTAGATCAGGATTATTAAGCCTCATTATTATCCTTACGTCACCCACCTTGTTAATTACACTGGTACGAAGGGCTTCGTTATCTTTAAGATAGGCTTTTGCCTTGGGTTCATTAGTTCTCTTTAATTGATTATATACAGCCAATTTATCCTCAAGACCATATCGCCGTGCAATTACTTCATCTACATTCCAATATCCAGTATTTGTAATGGACTCTATATCTTTCCTGTACGTGAGTTCTATTTGTGGTAATGGGCGTGTCGGATTTGCTTCTGAAAGAGCTTTCATGTCATCAACAAATTGCTGGCTATAAGAACGAACAAGATATTCTATTCTGCGTTCACGCTCATCCCAGTTGAATCCCAATTCATCTTCAATTGGAATATACTCGGACCCAAGCAATCCTTTTACCCATGTCTTGTACTCTTCAGAAGAGTCATCTGCAAACAAGAGCCTGTTATATACGTCTTGTGCCGCTGCAAATGGCCCCTCTGGGTCTTTGTCATCAGAGAACGCTCCTCTCTTTTTAGCCCTCTTGAGTGCTCTTTCTTTGTCATGGTAATACAATGTGAGAATATCGGATCTTTTAAGCTTATAATGTTTCCCTGGCTGTTCATAATTTTTCTTCTCCGAGGCTATCCGCAAAAGCTCCAGTTCCTGAAGAACCCCCAGGTTTTCCTTATCATCGTTGTCCCACAGTAAATCAACCTCTTGGTAATAGTCTCCCCATGCACCACCTCTCCTTTTGGCATCTTCCCTGCCCCTTTGAGAAAGTTCAGCATATTCTGGATCACGACCCATTAACAATCTAGTCTTGGGATCTTGCTGCTGAGAAGTTTCTGGTATTTGTGTTAAGTCCATATCTGCCCATGCTTCGCCTGATCCGTATCCTCTTATATTTTTGATATCTTCATACGTGCCACTTACATCAAGTTTTCCCGCAATCTCTTCTCGGATCTCCTCCCCACGCTCTTCCCGCCGCTCAGATGGGGACGTTGGATACGCTCTCCCGCCCAAGAACTCTGTGGTACCTCTGGTTAAACGATCAACAGGAGTTCCACCCTCAAACAGTATGGTATGTGCCCAGAGATACATAAACCTCTTTGCCACCGTTTCGGTCATCTGTAGCACTCCGTCACGAGTAGGGTCTCCAATAAAGTCCTTCCCTGTCAACAGATCCCATCCAAGAGAGATTGACGGGCCTGACAAACCTCGCCCAAATCTAATAATGGGATTACGCATATACTCGTAATCACCCCACGGATGCCACTTGAGTCTCTCTGGATTTTCCGCAGAATCAGCAATAAGCTTTAAAACACTCCGCATTTTGCTTCCCGGACCAATATTTTGATTCGCAATTTTCCATGTCATAAATTTTCTAGACCTAGGGTCTAAATGCTCCAAAGCTTCTTCCCAACTTTCTCCTCTTGCAAATGAGAATCCAAGCCCGGCTAACGCAATAGCACCAGTTGATTGAATCAACGATCTCCTGGCAAGTGATCCAGACAATCCACCGTGGAAAAGATCAAATAGCAGAGCCGCTATTGCACGGTTGTAATTAGGTGCAAGCGTAGCAAGCGATTCTAACTGTCTTGTCTTAGTCCCAACCCCAAGACGGGCACTCGACGTTACCCCACGAAACTTATTGATAAATTGTGCAAGGTCTTCTCTCCTTGCAGCAGTAGTTCCTAAATGATCGAAAGACTTTGCCATTTCCACAGCCGCTACATCCATAATCCCTTCAAACCCTCGTGCAAATGGGCGAACAGTTGGACTCAACACCTTGCCTAAAACTCTTGGAGCCATAAGGGCACCCGTCTTCAACGGAGCCTCACCAACAC